GCTTTGATAATGTTTCCGGAGCAGATATAAGATTTACCTGCGCCAGACTCACCGGCAAACACAGTTACCTTACCTAGTGGAACTCCTTTGTAGAAGTCGCCACTGATAAGATAATTTAGGGCATAGTTACCTGTTGAAATCCAATCTGTAGGATCGTTAAATCCAATACCTAAGCCATCAATAGACTTGGTAATGGATTTACGAAACTTTGAAATATCAAAAGTTTTAACCATAATAGTCTCCTATTATTGCTTTTGACGATTACGGATCATTGCAATGATGTCTGCGGCACGTGATCCTGCGTCACCACTTGCTGCCGGAGCGGCTGTTGGTACTGAAACAGGGGCCGCTGTCTCAAAAGGGACGTCATCTTCATCTACTGTTGTAGATGCCGCTGGTGCTGCCGCTGGTGCTGGTGTTGCTGTACGTGGTGCTGATCCAGTAGATTGACCGCTACCACCCATACCAGCTGGCTTAAAGTATTGACCCCAACGATCCATGTCAAATGCTTCACCATCTACCGACGCTTCAAACATTTCTTTGATAACTTTGAGTTCAACTTCGCCTGGCTTCTTAGGCAAGAAGTCACTTAAATTAAACAATCCATATTGTTTAATAGCGGCTTGTTCTGCTTCGCTTAAAGCACGTTCACGACGAGCCCAGGTAGAAGTAGAATAGTCAGCATAACCACCTTTGCTAGTTTTAGCAATCTTGAAATCCAAGCCACGAACAAAGTCTGTTGGCAACTCGTCAATCTCACTGTCCATTAAAGCATTCTTAACAATGTTAAAAATCTGTGAACCAATAATGAAACGACGGATTGGATTCTCAGGCGTCTTTCCATCTTCGCTTAGTTTGCTATCTGTAACAAACCCTTGGAAAAGATAAGATTTCTTTTTCCAGTACTTACGACCCATGTCTTCCAAAGACTTATCTTTAAACCATGGACGAACTTCGGTAAGAACCGGACATGTCTCGCCCCACATTTCCATACAAGGAACTTGTACAGTAACGGGTTTGGAATTTGTTTCACCTTTAACACCGGCGAATGGCAATTTGATCATTGCTCGTTCAATCCAGAAAAAAGTATTGTTTGGGTCTGCGTCAGGAAGGAATCGAACTGTAGTAGTTGTACCTTCTGGCATATTCCAGTGTGGATAAATGCCGTTGTCACTACCGCCCGTGCTGCCGGTATTTTGTTGAGATGAAGCTTGTAGCTTCGCACGAATTTCAGCTAAAGTGGCCATAATGTTTCTCCTTAATAATGTGCCTTAGTTTATGCCATTTCTTTAAAGCCAACTGACTAAAAAGAAAAAGTGCATACATGTTATTGTACGCACTTTTATTTATTAACGCAACCTAAAAGTTGCTGAAAATATGGTTTATTTTGCCAATTATTTTTTGTGATTGGCCAATTTCATAATTGCTGCAAGTTCTTCACTGATACCTAATTCTGCTTTCTTACGAGCCAACCCTGCTGAACTTGTTGGACTATTGGTTTTTTCTTTTTCTAAATCTTTGGTAGACATTTTCCAGTCGCCGCCTTGTTCCTTGCGCTTGTACGCTGGCACTTGGCTCTTGTCTACTGTTTCACGGGTAGCTTGTTCAATAGGTTCGGTCATGCCAACCATTTGGTGGGCCTTATCTGCTATCTGCATTATCATTTTAGGAGCAGTCACTGAACCGCCAGCAAGATTGTCCATTACAAAGGCGTAGGCTTTTTGTAGTCTCGGGTCTTCACTTTGTTCAATTCCATCTTTCATCCTGTTCAACGATACTAACTGTTCACTTGGGCTTTTACCGTCCCTAGCACTTATATATAGTCTACGAATAGTGACTAACAAATCGGTACCGTAGTCATGTGAATCATCATCAGTTGGATCGTACTTAGCCTCTGCTGCCGCTTTTTCATTTTGGCCAATACCTTCTACTTTTTGTTTAACGTTGCCTAATAGTTCTTTTAATCTTGCTAGACCGTCATCATCACCATGGACTTGTTTCATTCCTTGTTTAGCTAAGTGTTTTGCTACGTGTTTAATAGGATTTCCAAATTGATCTTTTCTTTCACCGTCTCTAGGCGGATCAGGATCAAACGGAGGGTCCTCTTTATCTGGACTAATACTTTCTACTTTTTGTTTAACGTTGCCTAATAGTTCTTTTAATCTTGCTAATCCGTCATCACCGTGACCGTTGGCCACATGACCATGTTTCTGTTGCCATTTGTTGCTTAACTTTTCAATAAACTGTTCTGCTAGTTTATGAGCAAATTCTCCGGCTTTATTGCCAAACTTTTCGGCAACCTGCTTTTTACAGTCTAGCGCGATGTTTTCTTCTGCTCGGAAAGGACCAACACTCTCGTTGTCTGCGTTATAGAAACTCTTGACAATCTTGGCAACTTCTTTAACAATGCCTTCACGAGTTGGCATAGATTGATTTGGCATGCCACCTTGTTCTTCATTTTCATGTAAACTATCATATGCTAAATCGTATACAAGATCACCATGCTCGTCGTTTAGTTGATCCATTTCTTCGTCGCTTAGATCTGTTCCGTCAGTAAATGAAGCATGGCTAATATATGCATCACTGAAATCTGGATAGTCTCTGGGATCGACACCATCAATTTCTAAACTACGCATGTCAATTTCTTTACCATTGATCATACGACCTGGGCCTTCTGCCACTGGTTGTTCAGGAGCCGGTGCTGGAGGTTCGGCAGGCGCAGTTGTATCGCTCATGCCTAGTGCTACTGCTAGTTCTGGATAGCTTTCATTGGACCATAACTTGAATACTTCTAACGCATCTGTTTCTGGATCAACATTGGCCATATCTTTTAATTTATTTGCCAAGTCTTCGTCATCTAACCCTAGTTCTTGGAAAAATTGTATAGCTGTAGAACCTTCAGGGCCTAACTCTAGTTCAGGTCCTTCGGCTCCTTGTGGTAATTGTCCAAGTGCTTGTTTTAGTTCTGCAATTTGATCATCTGTTAATTTACCTTGTTCGACTGCTTCTGCCCAATTTTCAAATGCATCAAAAGCATCTTCTTTCACTGAGTCATCACATTCGCAAGATGCTTTATGGCATGTTTCGCACTCTTCTTCTGATTCTTCTTTGACAAAATCATCAAGATTAATTGCGTTGGTTTCGCTCATAATTCTATGTAGTAGTGGGAAGTATGCTGATAATTCTTCCTGAAAACTGGTCTGTGTAAATTTCTGTTTATATTGTTCTATGGTTACATCATCTAACATTGTTTCGCTGTTGACAGCGTCACCGTTAAACTCTGCCATCCATGCTTCGTAATGATGTTTCTTTCCTAGTGCGTCAACCTGTGATTTAAGTTCGTGTAATCGGCCTATGGCTCGTTCTGTAATACCTGTGGCATCGTCGTGTAAGGTTGCGCTATGTACTTTACGCTGGAATTCTTGTAGTTGAGCAATTTGTTCGCTCATGGTAATAATTGCTTTGCCTGCTGGATCATGTGGAATGCCACCGTGATCTACGTGTTGTGCCATTGCGAACGCACCTGCTGGGTGAATAAATGGATACTTAAATCTTTCACCATCGTGGTTCTGAATAAAAATTGCCTTGATGTTTTTTTTCTGACTACGTGATCCTGGAAACATTTCGTCTACTGGGTTGGCATGACGTACAATAACTTCTGTGCGTCCTTTTACAGCACGACTAGTTTTTTTGGTGCTTCTGTGATTCCAACGAGATTCGTTTAACCCAGCTTCGCCTTCTGTTGGCAAGTAATGCAATTGGTCAGGAATATAATCCTCATCATAATTTAGGTAATAACGAATTTCTTTTGGACTCATTCCAGATTTTTTCATGTAATCAGCCATCATATTGATAATCTCATTTTCTTTTTCTGGACTATACTTGATTCCGTCTTGCGCCATTTGTTGACCAATTTCGTAGCGATTTTCTGATACACGTTGTTTTTTATTAGATTCGTTCATGTTCATAGTGGGTTCTTCTTCCTTGGGGGCTTGCGTGGCAGCCAAATGTTGAAAATCATTTTTGTCGAGGTTTGTCTTAGCAATGTCTCTTGTATCAAAACGTAGCAGTCTACGCATGGCAAATAGGCGCATTTCTCTTAAAAAACTATACCAATATTTTTTAGTAGGATCGTCTTGATTTTCTGTAATACCTTGACTATAGTAAACTTTTAAACTGCCTAGGTCGTTTAAACTGATACTAACTCGTCCTAAATTTTGACCTTCTAAAATAAAATCAAAATCAAAGAAACGTGCTTGGCTCGGGTCAATTGTAACCGCGCCTGTTTCATCGCCCATTTCTAAATTCTCAAAACGGCTGCGTACTTTGTCAAACAAATCTTGGCTGATTATTTCTATAGCTTTCATATTGTTATTTATTAATAATTGCTCACATATACTGGCATGGGCATAACCCATTCATCTTCGCGTTCTTCTCGCATTTTATCGTAGATAGCAGGATCCCAATCCTGTAGCACCATCATCATACGTATAGCCAGTAAAATACTGCTGACAAGGTCATCGTGCTGTCCTACTTTGGCTTCAAAACTCAGCCCTTTTGCTACAAATGTTTTTAATTCTGATATCAAGGCCTTAGAATTTAACTTCATTCTACCGCTTTCTATTAGATGTTTTAACTTGGCACAGACAGCAATTTTACTGGTATGTGTGGTATAGAATCCTTTACGATAACGTCGGACATGTCCTTTCTTAATAGGCTCACTTAGGAACAACCCTGGAAGACTTTCTTCACCAATTTCGGTGATAGTTACCAATGCCGCTTCACCTACGCTGTTATTTTCAACGCTATAATATAAGCTAGGTTGAGCACCTTTTTTACTACATTCATCGGCAATATGTTGACAGATGTCTCGTAGTATTCGTACCTGCCCTTGAATAGGAGTTAGATTATGATGCCACTCTCCAACTTGCTCTAGAGAAGGAACTTCAATAATTTGAATACCAGCAGGATCGCCGCCAGTACCTAAGCTAGGATCTAATGCCACTAGATATGTGTGCTTGGGATTAATCTTTTTGTACCAGCGGCATTGTCCCATTTTCATAATAGGTTCTTGGCCTTCCATGTCCGCTAGTTTAATACTGCTAATAAGTGTTTCGTCAAAAACCAAGAATTCACAGTCGTGTTCACGACGGAAACGTTCTTCACCGATACGACTGCGTTCTTCATTGGCCCACTTTTCGTCACGGTCTGGATGTTCTGTCCAATGTGCTTTAAATGGGAAGAATCCGTTTTTACCTACATCTTTGGTATTGCCAAATTCGTCAAATCTCATATTTGCTTCTTTCCAAATAAGAGCAAATTGGTCTTCGTCACTGTTAGGAGTACTTGTAATAATTGCTTTACCACCTGTGGCCAGTGTAGGCGAAATAGAGGTCCAGAATTCTGTGGCCACACTAGGCGGTACGAACGCAAACTCGTCAGCATATAGTAATGATAGTGACAAACCTCGACCTGTTGTTTCAGTTGTTGTCTGTGCAATAATACGACTGCCGTTGTCAAAGTCGATGCTTTGTTTGTTGTAGCTCTTAACACCACAACGAATGTGATCAGGACATAGTTCGTAGGCATAACGAATACGTGCCATAATCTCTTGAGCACCTGTATACTTGTGGGCGGCAATTAGAATTGTTGAATCAGGTACAAACATAGCATACCATAACAAATAGCCAGCGGCTGTGGTCGTTTTACCTG